ATCCTTCTGGGTTTAAGCGCGTTCGCGCTGCTCGTCGGATTCGTGCTTTGGATGCTGCTGCCTCTCTTGAGGCAGAGCAATCCCTCGCCCGCGCTTCTTTTGAAGCAAAAGGCGGCTTTGACCCCGGCTCTACCGCAAGGAGCCCCAAACCCCGACTCTACGTGATGGAAGACGTTCTTGAGTCTAAATTTCAACTGCTGAAAAGAGGTATTGAAAGTGGCTAAGCTGATTGTGTTCTCGGTTTATGACTCGAAGGTTACGGAGTATACGTCTCCGTTTTTTGTCAAGCATCGCGGCGAAGCGATGCGCATGTGGTCCGACATCGTGAATGACGGGCAGTCCGCGATTTGTCGGCACCCCGAGGATTTTTCTTTGATGGAGCTTGGTGAGTGGGACACGAATACCGGCGTCTTCACGGGAAAGGACGCCCCTACCAATTTTGGTCTCGCGACTCAGTCCAAGCGCCAACCCAGCTCTCCTTCGCCTTTGTTTGATGCGATGAAAGGAGCGGTGCGCTGATGTTCGGGGGTCGGATGGGCGCTCTTCCGAGCGTGATGAAGCACAACTTTGCGACAGTTCCTCAGGCGAACATTCCGCGGTCGTCGTTTGATCGCTCTCACGGGTATAAGACGACGTTTGATTCCGGCTATCTGATCCCCGTTTTTGCAGACCTTGCTCTTCCCGGTGATACGTTTTCTTTAGGCATGTCCACGTTTGCGCGGCTTTCGACTCCGCTCAAACCTGTTATGGACAACATGTATTTGGATTCCTTTTTTTTCGCCGTTCCTATTCGCCTTATCTGGGACAATTTCCAGAAGTTCATGGGCGAACAGACCGATCCCGGCGACTCCATTTCCTATTTGATTCCCCAGATGCAGTCCCCCGCGGGCGGACCCGCGGTGGGCTCTCTTTCCGATTACTTTGGTCTTCCTACCGCCGGTCAGATCACCGGCGCGAACACGATTACCTTTAATTCTTGGTTTCATCGGGCTTACAACCTCATTTGGAACGAGTGGTTTCGCGACCAGAACCTGCAGGATTCTGTCGCCGTGGATCGGGACGATGGTCCCGACACGTACACCGACTATGTTCTCTTGAAGCGCGGCAAGCGGCACGACTATTTTACGTCGTGCTTGCCGTGGCCCCAAAAGGGAGACGCGGTTACGCTTCCTCTTGGTACCACGGCCCCGATCGCGGTGGACGCGGCCTCCGGCGAGGCCCTTTCCGTGAAGTCGACGGCCCAGTCGAACCTTCAGAAGGGCATGAATTTCTCTTCGTCCTTCGTCCGTCTCGACACCACCACCATTGGGGCCGCTGACAATGCTCTTTATGCCGACCTGTCCGATGCAACTGCCGCAACGATCAACGCTCTTAGACAAGCCTTCCAAGTTCAGCGTCTTCTGGAGAGAGACGCGCGCGGAGGGACCCGATATACTGAGATCGTTCGGAGCCATTTCGGTGTGGTATCGCCAGACGCACGTCTTCAGCGCCCCGAGTACTTGGGCGGAGGAAGCTCCCAGATTAATTTTTCTCCGATCCCTCAAACGTCCGGCACGGGCCTGACCGACCAGGATACTCCGCAAGGAAACCTGGCCGCCATGGCCACGCAGAGCTCTAGCGGCCACGGATTTTCCAAGTCCTTCACAGAGCACACGCTTGTCATTGGTATGGTCTGCGTTCGCGCAGACCTTAATTACCAGCAAGGCATGTCTCGCTTTTTCACGGCCCAGACCCGCTATGATCTTTATTGGCCCGCGCTTTCGCACATCGGCGAACAGGCGGTCTATAACAAGGAGATCTATGCGACCGGGACGGCGACGGATAACGACGTTTTCGGCTATCAAGAACGCTATGCCGAATATCGTTACAAGCCGTCGATGATCACCGGTCTTTTCCGTTCTACGGCCACGGGCTCTCTGGATATTTGGCACCTTGCCCAGGAGTTCGGCTCTCTTCCCACCCTCGGCGCCACGTTTATTCAGGAGGCCCCTCCTGTTGACCGCATCGTTGCAGTTAATTCCGAGCCCGAGTTTCTTTTCGACGCTTATTTCCGTTACAATTGTGCTCGTCCGATGCCGGTTACTTCTGTTCCTGGTATGATCGACCACTTCTAGGAGGCGCCATGGGTTGGGGTTTTTTAGATTACGCCTTTCCCGGTGCCACTCTTCCTGTTCAGGCCGCTGGCGGTATTGGTGGCATGCCCACCGCCGCCAACGACATCATGACAGGCGGGGCCTACTCGAACGCGAAGGCGGTCGAAGGGGCCAACGCGGTGAACGTCGCTGAAGCGCAGAAAAACCGCGACTTTCAGGAGCGGATGTCTAGTTCTGCCTATCAGCGCGCCGTGAACGATATGCGCAAGGCCGGCCTTAACCCGGCCCTCGCCTATCAAAACGGCGGCGCTTCGGCGCCGTCGGGTTCTCAGGCGACCGTTCAAGCAGGTAAGCCCGGCGATGTCGGCGCCGGCCTGTTTTCGACGGGCAAGGACATCATGTCCATGGGCATGACGAAGCAGTCCAATGACGCGAATGTCCAACTTGCTCGGGCGAATACCGAGGTTTCCGAAGTTCAAGCCAAGAAGCTTGAGAATAATTCCAAGGAAGCCGAGGAAAACGCGCGCCTACTCGCTGAGCGCGTTAAGCGCGAAAAGGAGGAGGCGCGTCGTTCTAAAGTTGCCCGCAAGGTCGAGGAGGCCCAAGCGCCCGCCGAGATCAAGAAAGGGCAATTTGATTCCGCGTCTTCCGTTTACGATTCCGTAATGAAGCGCGTTCTGGAGGCCGTGGGCGGCTTCACGTCGGCCGCTGGGGCCTCTCGCCGCCTCCGGAGGCCTCCCTAGCTCTCCCACCCGTTCTTATGACCGCCGTCTTGAGGAGGCTGGCTCTGATGGTCTTCCTCTTATTGAAAACTCTCGTTGAGGTGCTCTATGTCTTCTTCTTCTTCTTCTTCTCGTCCTGTTTCTCCTAAATCTAAGTCTCGTTTTATTCCTCCCGATTTCTCCCTTAAGTGGACCCAGCCCCGCGTGGTCCGTTCCGAGGCCACTCGTGCCGATGGTTCTGTTGTTATTTGTCCTCCTGGTTGTACCGACCAGTCTCAAGCGAAGGATTGCGACGTAAACGCTATTGTCGATCGCTTTGCTCGTACTGGTATTCTCCCTGGGGCCGATCTTCCTCGTCTCTATTCCGATTTTTCTTCTGTTCCTGATTACCAAGAGGCCCTTAACCGTGTGATTCATGCTCAGTCTCAATTCGATTCTCTCGACGCCCACGTCCGCAAACGCTTCGCGAATGATCCTGCTCAGTTTCTTGAATTTATGTCCGACGAGCGTAATGCGAAGGAGATGGTTGATCTTGGGCTCGCGCGGATTCGCCAGCCCTCGCCAGCCTCCCCGGTTTCTAAGCCGGCCGGAGGCGGCACGCCCCCGAAGGAGGGCGATAAGTCTTGATGATGCAACGCATCGTTTTTTGGGAACATTTGTTGCACTTGATGTAAATGTTCCCACTGACACCAACGGTGTCAGTTACACGGAGTGTTAATGGGTTTATGGAGGATTTATGAAAAAACGTTCCCGGATTCCGGCCAAGAAGTCTCGTCGCATGTTCACCCGCGGGGCTAAGCGCGTGAACCGTAAGAACGGTCTTGGCGGCGCCATGCGCGGCGGTATTCGCCTTTAAGTTTCCCCCGCGGCCGCAAACCGCGGGGGATATCCGAACCTAAAACATATGCCTTGTTTCAGGCCCATTTCAGGATGGCGCGCCCGGCGCGTAAATCCGTCCGGGAAACGTAGCATAGTCTTCTCGATGCGAGAAGGTCTTGCCGATTTTCCCGTTACTCTTCCCTGTGGACGCTGCATTGGGTGCCGCCTTGAGCACTCTCGCCAGTGGGCGATGCGCTGCGTTCACGAATCTAAGCTTTACTCAAACAATTGCTTCGTTACCCTTACCTATAGCGACGAGTTTTTACCCGAAAACCGTTCGCTCGATTACGACGCCCCTGTTTTGTTTATGAAACGACTTCGGAAGCAATTCGGGAACGGAATTCGTTCCTATGGTTGCGCAGAATATGGCGAGCTTTTGCAACGCCCGCATTATCATATTTGTATTTTCAACTTTGACTTCGCCGACAAGGTGATTTACAAAAGACAAGATGAAAATTCGCTCTACACATCAAAGGACCTTGCGCGGCTTTGGCCGTTCGGTTTCTCTACGGTTGGATCTCTCACTTTCGAGTCCGCAGCTTACACAGCTCGGTACGTTACAAAGAAAATTACTGGAGACGATGCTTCGTCACACTACGAAAGGGTATGTGACCGCACTGGCGAAGTCGTTACCCTCCTACCTGAGAGGGCTGTCTCGGTCAGCCGCCGCCCTGGACTAGGCAAGGAATTTTATGAGCGATATGGGGGATTTTTGCGGGAGCACGACGCGGCGATTATCAACGCCCGAAAAGTGCGACCTGCCAAGTATTACGACCGACTCTTTGATTTATCCGATCCTTCTGGGTTTAAGCGCGTTCGCGCTGCTCGTCGGATTCGTGCTTTGGATGCTGCTGCCTCTCTTGAGGCAGAGCAATCCCTCGCCCGCGCTTCTTTTGAAGCAAAAGGCGGCTTTGA